AAAAAATTCAGTAATTTGTGTGTATCTGTATGCGTGTATATCATATAATAAATGAAGGAAGTCGCGGTCGATATCGCCACGGCGCCGCCTCGTCACAATTTTCCATTCGAATACGTCAACGACCTGTCGGAATTGAACAGAAAACGCATAGTAAAGGTGGAAGAAACTCGAAAAGATGTACGCGACACCTTCGCCAAATACGAAAAGAAATTGGGCAGACAAAAAGGCTGGGCTAACTTTAACGAATCGATACGTTCGCTCGTCAACGTGTGCGCCATTCCCCTAGTGGCTACGGCCGTCATCTTCCCCATTTCAGTAGGCGTCACCGTACCCTTGGCTATTGGCGGACTAGCGGTGACGAGTTGCTGCGATCTCGCCGAAGAACGCAACAAAAATAAACAGACGCGATACGCCAGTATAGTCGCCAGATCGCAAGCGACACTGTCGCATCTCGATCACGTCGTCGACAACGTGCTCACCGACGGCATCGTCACCCAAGCCGAGTACGAAATCGTTCTCAAGAGTTATACCGATTTTAAAAAAAATATCCTCTGATTAAAAGCAAGTTGATATCTTACACATTCTTTCTTTATGTCTAAGTTAATATGTGTTCCGCCGTAACCAATACCACCATGATGCCTTCATCTTACGACAACGGTTCCTTCTTTTGCACCACAAGAACAATGGTGGGAAAGACTAGATTTGCCAGCGGTAAAGAAATAAAATTGAACATTGTAGAATGTATGGAATTGTTTTCCAAATACATCTTCAACGACAAAAAGGTTAACAGCATCATCCAATTGCGGACGGGTTTCAAAAACGCCTTCACTTGCGACCTCTACCTTCTCAGTTTCAACAAGCAAATTTCCATGAAAATTTGTAAAAACGGTTCCTTTCAATTCACAGGCAATATTACCCTTCAGTGCGCTTACGAAGCCATTCAGTATGTTATCTCTTTACTTAAACTATTGTATCCCAAAATGTACGAAAATGATACTTGCGAAATTTATATTTACGAAGTTATGAGTAATTTTGTCCTTGACCTTAATCGTCCTATTGAACCCGACAGTCTAATGACTTTTTTCCAAACGATAGCTCCTCACTATAATAACTACACGTGCTTCAATTCACAAACATCCGGCACGTTCACGTGCAAGTACAACGTCGGAACGACCGAGGTCATGCACCGTAACGTCAGCTTCTTTGACGAAGTCAGCTTTGTAGAGCACGTGCCTTACAAAGATTGCGTCAGCAGTAAAAAATTGGGTCTAGATGAACGCAAAGACTATTACATCACTTTTCTCGTTTTTCAATCGGGAAAAGTTATTGTGAGTGGCATCAACGAGACGATCGTCGAACGCGTGTGTCGCGATTTTTGTCTCGTCGTGAAAAACTATTTCGACACGATCGCCGACAGTGGCGGCTGCATATTTCAGCACCAGCCATTGGAAATCTCCAAAAAGATCATGAAACGAACGTGTTACGAAAAAATTTCACTCGTCAAAATCGAAGACGATCAATATATAATTGTCCGCGGCAAATCAAACTACGTCAACAGCCGCAAATCCAAACTCGCCTCCAAATATTCGTTGTGTAAGACTATTTACGAAAACGACTGTTTGAACATTAACGTTTGCAAAGAACTGAAAAATATGCTGAAAAACGATAAGAACGTACACTTTAGCAATGTGGGAATGACGACAAGTCTAGACGAGAGCATCATTATTAGCCACATGGAAAAGTGTAACACGGCACCAGTAGAAGTACCAGTGGCCGGCGGCACATCAGTGGCTGTCGGTTAAATTTCAAAAATTTTAACATCTTTGAAATTTTATTCAATGTCCCAATCGCTGTCGATCGACGGCCACACTGTTGGCGTGAAACGACAGGAAAGTGTAAAACAAGACCATCAATTTAAAAGGAATCGTTTCCAAGTCGAGAACCATGTTGATGTAGTCGTCTTCATCGCAACGAACGGCACCGACTTTGGTCGCCGTTTCGTCGACAAAATGGTCCACAATTTCCATCATGATACATTGCATGTCTAATGTTTTGTTACATTTCAAAATGAAGGCTCGCATTTCTCTCGGGTCGACATCCATGTATTTTATCGAGGCTTGTTTAATACACTGATATAACTGAGACATTTATATTATAATTTTTAATTCTTTGGCCTTTTCAAAATCTTCGTCAGTCAAAGGCGTAACTTGACCATCACCCAGATATTTACCAACCACGGATTTCTTATCCAAAACGAAACCCTCGTACACGTACAGTCCGTACTCGTTCTTTTGCATAGTGATGGTCTGAGAAGGGAAAAGATTCTTAATCAATCGATCACCGGCTTTGACCACAAATGGAACCAAAAGTTTAGTCTGATGGTGAGGATGAACCAAATCTGGACGTTGAGATTTTTTCTTAGATTTTTGTACAGGTTCTGAAAGTGGCGGCGATCGGTCCACTCCCGACGATGGCGCTTTGCGTTTGGGACCGACGGTGAATTTACGAGGCGACGTTTGCTTGCGTTTACGTTCCGATGATCCGACGAGAGACATTTCCGACATGAGCTGATGCAGAGGAACCGGGGGATGGGGGGTAAGAAAGCGACGACGAACGGCGACGGCGATTTTTCGACGCGGCGGCGAAGGTGAAGGCGTCAGAGGCAAAGAATCTACTGGAAATAATTGTCTGACGTGTGACGGTTTAGATGTATCCATGCTCTTTCAGTTTCAAATCCAAAAACGATTCAATATCAATGACTGTATAGGGAACTTCAATCAAAACAATATTGTTTTTCAAACACAAATCTCTTTTAATTTGATCCCTATACTTTTGATTGAGAAAAGCGTCACGCGACGAGTGAAAATGAGGCACGTAGTGGTAATGCTGTTTACCTTGATATTCTACGGCGAGAGCCAGCTCAGCGTTGTAGCAGTCCAATTCGAGATCGACTTTAGTGACGGGATTGCGCAAAAAAGTGGGACGCTTTTTGGGAAAGGGTCGATTGAAGCGCTCCTCCAAGTGACGTCGGCAAGCCAATTCACCGCGACTGTCGGCCGGCGCGGTTGAAGTACTAATGGACGTGTCTACTGGTCTGAAAGCGTGAGGAAAACGTTGGCGCCAATCGCTGCCGAGCAAATGGGGGTCGCTAGTGCCGCGAACGCCGCGGGCACGTCTGAAAATGGCGTACACGCACAGCGTGACAAAGGCAATGAGAAACAAACGACCTTTGCCAATGTTTCGCCACCAGGATGTCGGCTTTTTTCTCATGTCATAAAAAGATTTTATTAATGAGAACCCTAGTGAAATAATTAATCTTAATTTTTCCAGAATAAAATAATTCGAGGAGACATTTGGGATGAATGAAACCGCAGCCGGTAGATTCGGCATCGTTTCCCGTATTTATCCTAGGTAAAACGTCAACGGCGTCAACGTGAGCGAAAAACACGCACACTTGACGGCTAATGTTTTTGTACTTGAATTTGAACATGTTGCGCGTCAGTTGACTCTTATCCAACTTGAGGTTGGTCTCTTCGAAAAGTTCACGAACGGCGCACTCGCGCAACGATTCGCTTTCGTTGACGATGCCTTTCGGAATACCCCAGTAGAGATTGTACGATTGATTGATTAAAATACCGCGACGACTGACGACGCAAACGCCGGCACACTGTTTGGGTTTGTCGTCATCTTCGTAGAAATCGGCCGTGTCCTTATAGTCCACGTTCAAGACGCATTGGCAATTTCTGAAACAGGTAATTGCCATTTAATTCTTTTTCGAGCTTCTTGAGCGTCTTTTTCTTTCCAGTATTTCTTGACTTCGCGCTCAAATATCTTGATCCATTTTTCGTAGGACGACGTCAGCGACGTTTGGCAAATCTTGTAATACATGTTGATTTTGAATTCCACGGATTTACTCGAGCGAAAAGCCATGGCGTCCGATTGAGGTGTCAACTCTGCCGACGGTAACTGCTGATAAAAGACGCTGTCGACGTACGTGTCAATGACGGCATCTGGTGGCGGAGGTTGGATGGCGCCTAGCGTGTAGACGCGTCGAGGTTTGACTATGACGTGCGTCGAGAATTGGACGAGAAATTCAAAGAGCTGTTTGGGTGTTTTACTGTCGGCTCCGCGTCGCAACGTTTGCAAATACTGACGCGGCTGATCGACGTCGTGTTTGTAAAAACTCTCCAGCACCTTGACGACAATGTCAAAGAAGGCGAATTTACCCGGCTCTTGGTGACAGTAGAGAAAAAAGACAAACATGTCGTAGCCGGGACGCAAATGTTCGTAGATGCCTTTCTTTTCGAGCTGTCGCATGCCCCACGTTTCACCGGTGACGCTATCGCTGCCGCACGACATGCCAAAATCGATAATGACGGGATTGAAACAATTGGAAAAAGACACGTGATATTGATCGAAAAGAATTTGCGTTTTTTTACTAGAAAAATGAATCAAGACGTTTTCCAAATGTAAATCGTAGTGCCCGAAACGGAAGGCCGATTGAGCCATTTCAAGCGCGACGCACATTTGCATGGTGAGCGTGATGAATTTTTGACGCGACATTTTCGACATGGCCGATTTGAAGGTTTCACCGTCGACGAAACGCGTCAAGTTGTAGGGTCCTGAATTGCGATGAAACGAGGCGTACGTTTCGACAAACATGGGCACGTTGAGAGCGTTGAGGTGCTGTCCGGCCACGTACTCGCGTCGGGCGTGATCAAACAGTGCCGGCTTGTTGAAATGCTTGAGAACGACGCGATGATCGACGTCGTCGTGACGGACAGTAGCCGTGTACACTCGTCCCTGCTTGTTGGTCAAATTGTTCATGGCCTGTACGCGCGTCATCCATTCGTGCATTTTGTAGGGTCGCTGGTGTCGCGGATGTTGACAGCCGTCCAAGGGACCGCACCCGCACGCGTCACTCGTTTTCATTACCAAATCTTGACAAATAGCCGGTGTCAACATGATTTTTTATTCTCTCCTCACAGTTTAATTTAGTTAAAAGTAGTCCATCATTAAGAAAACCATTACCATGATTTCGAAATCCAAATTATCCATCCTTAATGCTATCAATCAATTCATGTCGGACGACTTTTTGTTTGGCAACGTGGACCTGATCGAGAAATGGCACAGCGGCGAGACTCAGAAACGCGTGGGATTGATGTTGGGCTTGAAACAGAGAGAAGTCGTCCAGGGACCTCAGCGAAACATTAGCGCTTACCTCTTTTTTTGCGAGTCGAAACGTCGCGAGATTTTGGAAACCAATCCCGGCATCAAACCCAACAAGGTCATGATTCTTTTCGGAGAGTCGTGGCGCAATTTGAGCGACCAGGAGAAACAACCGTTTATCGACAAGGCTATGGTCGACAGGGAGCGCTACAACAAGTATTTGGAGAGTAAAGTGCGACCGAAAAAGAACGCCCGACCGAGTATTTATAATTTGTTTTGTACCGACGAACGACGCGCCATCAAAAAGGATCATCCCGACATGAACGCGTCCGACGTCAGACGAGAGCTAGGCAAAAGATGGAAGGCCGTCAAAGAAACGAATCCAGATCTTTTGAAAGAGAAATATGGATACGTGATTGAAGAGAGTCAAGATGTGGTAGGAAATCTCTAAATAATATCGTTCAACAGCTGACAAATGGCTCGATCGAATTTAGATTGATATTTGGCGACGATGGCGGCGGGTAGAGGGATGCAACGATGCTGTAAAATGAGCGACCAGTCCAACCGGTGACCGTAAATATCGATGATATCGGTGGCGAGTTCGGGTTCGCGGCTCATTTTTTTCCAATCAACCAGCGATTCGACGAGTTTCAATTTAAAGCTTTCGGGCACGTGCACGGGGAACGAGATGTGAAGCGGTAGCTGTTTAAAAAGATTCGGCCAGTCGATGGTATTTTGAAACGAGTAGTCCACCATGAGAGCGAGAGCAAATTTGTGAACGTCTGTGCGCAACAAGCGTTCACATTGATCGTACCTGGCTTGAGACATGATGAGCGCGCGCAGTCTCTCTCAAATAGCTTTATGTAGATGAAATCAAATATTTCTAAAAAATTTTCACACTTTTTTAGAAATGTATTTCTTGGGGAATAGATTTCAGAATGCGTTCGACAACGGTGGGTGACAATTCCAATTTGGTACAGAAATCCACGAGAACAATAGAGGGATTGTATTGCCGGCGAATGTAAATGAAAACAAAAGCGGCGACAATCATGTACATGCGTCGATTGATTTTCGTACGAATAAAAGCCATAATATCGGGACGATTGATGAATTTCAAAAAGGTCTCGTCCCTTTCGAGACCGATGTGTTTGAAAATCATGTCGGCCGTGTCCGAGTACGACTCGCGCAGGTAGCACAATTCGGGTATTTTTAGTTTGACTAAATTGAAGCCTTTATTGGCGAAATGATTGGTCAAGCCAAACCACCTGATGACCGTGTCGTAACTTTGAGGACATTTTTTCAGCATCAAGACGTGAAAGAGCGACGCGCAAATGATGGCTTTTCGGTAGTTTCCGCGATGAATACGTTGATTACAGGCCATGATAAAGTACTTGTTGGTCATTTCGACAATTTCCGGACTGAGATTTAAAAATTCCATTTCTTTACGAATGCCAATGTTGGCCTTTTGTTGAATTTGGTCCTGGTTGGTGTTTTGACACGTCATTTGTTGACGACAACGATTGCAAAATGTCCCGTCATTATTTTCAAAGTAGACGTGCTGACATTCAACGTCGACATGGTCGACTGGTTGAACGTCTCGATCTTTTGACGATAAATAATTTTCAAATAGACAAAACATTTCGTTTTCGTTTTTACCTTCTGCGCACGCTTTTAAGTTTCAATTTAACTCCGTAAAGCATTACGACAAGTAGGACGGCGACAGCTATAGGAATGCCGTAAGTGGACCAAGCCGACTCTTTGGCTAGGGGACGTAAATCGAACGTGATCACTCCACCGCACTGGGCTTGCTTGTAATGAAAGGGTCGTTCGAGTTGCACATGTTTATTGTGACGATGCGTCGCGATTTTAAAGTAGCCATCGTTCGGTCCCCATTGCGGGCCCCAAGTGTTGCGACAAATCCAGTAGGGAACCGATTCGTAGGTGAAAGAACTGGTTTGCACGTCGGCGGCGACACCCCAACCGACGATGACGACCGTGATGGCGCCGACGAGAGACGCGGGAGACGCGAATTTGGTGTGCGGATGATGAGTGACGACACGATCGAGATAGATGCCGTGTTCACCGAAATGACCCGACAAGAAATTGGAGTAGACCAACATACCGGCTATGACGGGTCCTTGAGTGACGATCGCTTGTTTGATGGCGTCAATGTCCGTCAGCCAGCGCACATTGTCGACGGTGGCTTGAATTTTAGAGAGACACGAGCAACGCGGCGTGGTCGACGACGACAATTGACTGACAAGTTGCGCGGCATTACCTTCGGCCGAGTGACATTTCATGCAAGGTGTGTAGTCGAACGCGGGTTCGCCGTGAACGATGCGTCGATCTTGCAGAGTCGAGACGACGGTGACGGCGAAATTGTTGGCACACGTTCCCTGATGACGGGCGACGGGAAGAGACACGTGATGACGCCAATCGAATTCGACGGGAAAGACATTTTGATGAGCAGCAGCAGCGACCGTGGCGGCAATGTACTTGTTGAATTGCAAATCGGTTTTGTAGAGACTGAAAATGGGACAATCTTCGCCGCCGTGGTCGTTGTCGCTGCGATGTTGCCGCACGATTTTATCGACGGCCGTGTGTTTGACGGGTTGCGCTGCAGGATGAGCGGGATGCAGAGGAACTACTTCTTTCGCCATGATGGAATGCGATTGTCTGGCCGGTGAGTGGGCGAGAACATCGGAAAACTGGGGCATTTGCGTCAACGGTTGACCGTGAGCGTGCGGGTAGTCACGAGGTGGTTTTTCTTTTTCGTAATGAGAGGTTTTATCCATACTTTTATTGTTCAGAGGTTGATTTCCCTGAAGCTGAGAATACGTCAGATAATTGTTCATAATTTATTCTACATTTACCTGAAATAAAAAAAGGTAAATCAGTCTCGACATTGAAACGATGCCCAGCGCATGGAACTAAAAAGAAACCCATTGTGGGTTATTTAAGCTGTGTTGCTGACAATGCCAAGTAGTCGTGGAATTGAAACGGTGACGAACGCTCGTGTTTTGAAAGTTGCATCAAACGTTCACCATGTCGGAAAATTTAGTCAGTACCATTTTAGAACTACTCAATGACTTGGTTAAAGCACAACAAAATACAGTGGACGCATTTATAGATAGAATATCTGTCAGGTATTCTCTGAACGAATTGGAACTGCGAACGTTGTGGAATGGCAGTGACCCTGATACTGTAGCGACTTTAGTCAACGACGACAACAAGTGCACTCACACGTTCACCAAAGGTCAACGTATCGGGCAACAGTGCGGTCAAAAGAATTCCGGAAACACGACGAAATGCAGCAAACACCAAAAGAAATTGAAAGAGCAACGATCGACGACCGCCGCCTCGACCACCATCACGACGTCGTCGACAACCGTGACCGACGACGGCATGCGAGACATTCCTCTGATGTTTAGTAAAATCACTAGCGTTTTGGCTTCGGATACGGAAGACTCTTCGGATTAAATTTCAAAAACACATTATATATTTTTGAAATTTTTTAATAACGACGACCCCAAGAAGCGCCCACGACTACTGGAGCTGGATTTGGAGCTGGAGCTGGAGCTGGAGCTGGATTTGGATTTGGCGGAGGTGCTGGATTTGGATTTGGCGGAGGTGCTGGATTTGGATTTGGCGGAGGTGCTGGAGCTCTCGAATTTCGTTCTTGTACAATGAGATCAATGTCAAAGACTTTTTGATTAAACGGTTTAAATTCTGAATTGATGACGGCCTTCACGTCGACGCTCATAACATCTTTAGTCAATAGATAGTTTGGTGGAATGGCCGGAGTCGTTCCCTCGGGCATGTACAATGGCATACGCATGGGATCGAGTCGCATGAGGGCCGTTTGACTGTAGGCATTTTCGACGAGATGCAACAGTTCATAGCCGACGATGGCGTCTCCGTCCAATTCCATTTGAGCTTCGCGCAAAAATTGCAACGTATTGTAGCCGCGATTGCGAGCCAATTGAGCCAGAAATTTATCGCCCGTGTCGCCGCAACCGTAGTAGACCAACGTCTTTTTAGTGACACCGTTGACGGCTCGAGTGTCGTACCTCAGAGATTTACCGGCGGCCATTTCGCCGACGAGTCGATCGAGAGCTTTGGCTTTGTAGCGAATAGTGTTGGCAAAATAGTTGAAGATTTTATCGCAACCGGGATTGTTGCTGGTCGCTCGTTTGTTGACGGCGCACACGCTGACAAAAGCATCGGCTGTAAATTCAGCCGATTCCGAATCGCGACGCAAAAACGACTGGAAATCACGACCGCCGTACAAAACGATTTGGTCGTTGGCGGCACCCAACAGTTTCATGGCGTGCACTTTGTTGTAGGCCACCAAGGTTTTACCCAACGGCAAGTAGAGTCCCGAACCGCGAACGGGATAGTAATAGGTGCCGACAAAAAGAGTCGGGTCGGCGAAAAACGAGTACATGGGTCCGAAACGAATGACTTCCAAATAGGGTCCAACTTGACCCAAAACATTGGCGTCTTGATCGAGAGTCACGCCGTTGGGTACGCGGAAAAACTGATTCGTCACATCGCGACGAGGTGTAATGGGCGTGGCTGGTTGAATTTCCGGAGGCATTTTGTAGTAGATTTCCAATTTTTGGTAGCGACCGACGAGATCGGCTTCGCTCATCGACGACCACGATGTCGCCGGTGAATTGGGATAGACGAGTTTAAAGTATTCGACCAATCGATCTTTTTCCGTAGCCGGTTTCAAAGCGCCCGAAGCGATAGCCGCTTTGACTTGATCCAATTCATTGAAAATGGGCGATTCGGGCTGTCCAAAACGGACGATATTGTTGCACGTCAACAAAACCGAATCGCCGACCCAGTTCAAGACACCGCCTTTCGTCTGACATTCCTCTTTGGATTTAAACATGATTTCTTGCGACGTGGGGAACGCGCCGTTCGGGGTCGGACCCGGTTTCGGAGGAGTGGTACCCCCGCCACCACCACCACCACCACCGGGAGTAGGACTTCCGCCGCCACCACCACCACCACCTGGAGACGGACTACTGCCGCCATCTCTACCAAAAGGGATCGTCATCCACATGAGCCAAGGAGTCACAATCATAATTATTATTATGGCGATGATTTGACTTCTTTCTAACATTTATTATTTAAAAAATCAAAGGATGGTATCGTTTTAAAATAGGATTGTATAACGGCGTCGGGGACAATGCCTGATTCTTGACATTTGGCGTCGTAAACTTGTTGGTAGCAAGCGAGAATTTCAGGCGTTTCCAACTCGATAATTTCACCATGAGTTTTAATCATGATCGTTTTAAATTTTTCGATTTGCTCCAAGTGTTGAGTGTACAGAGCGGCGATGGTGGCCATTTTGTTGCGTTTGACAATGTACGTTTCAACGGGATCTTTGGCTTTGGTTTCGTCAACGTCGTCCAGTAGCGCTTTGGTTCGATCTTGAAGTTCTCGAGTCGTGTCCTGTTCGCTGGCCTCGGCGCGTTTTCGCATCTCTTTTTCGGCCTGTTGATAGTCGTCATCGAGAACAACCTTATCGACGACTTTACCCATGATGGCTTCACAGATGGGGAAAGGACGACCGACGACGACGGTGTGAATCTTGTTGCAACTGTCTGTTTTTCTGATGATTTTTCTGGCAGCCGTAGCCGCTTCTTCTTCGGTGGCGTAGACGCCTCTAATTTTGGCGAAAGCCAACACGTTGTACTTGTTGATGCCGCCGGGAGCGGCTGGGAAAAAACTAAAAAGAGCATACTTTTGACCTTCGATGGGTGGATCTTGAACGGCGCGTTCCACCTGCGGGTAGTCGACAATGTGCAATGCGGCGCAAGCGGCTCGCGTTTCTTCCAACGTCAAAGGCGGCACAAACGGGTCCGGTTGCCATCTTTCTTTTTTCAATCTTAGACTCATTATAATAATATAATAATTTCTTAGTACAAGCTCACTTTTTAAACTCTCAATTTACAAAACAGGGAAACCCATTGTACCGCCGGCAATGCGGATAATATTGTTGACGATGACGGTGACTATAAATTCGAACGTCTGACCGAAATTGGTGCCCGACAAGACGGGGCCTGTGCCGTTACTGGCTATGATGGCGTCATCGCTAGCAGCTGGCACCAAGCTGACGTTGGACAATTTACCGTAATTGGTACTGCCCATGGGATCGAGATCGTTGAATTTCAACGAATACGAATACAAATGGTAGCCAGTGTCGGTGGGACAAGCTGGAGCGTGATAGTAGGGATTGACTAGACTGAAATAATCGCTACCCATGTTGGAAAAACGATTGGAATTCTCGTAGATGAGCGTCGTGTGCTTGATGGGATCGCGAGCGTAGCGGCTTTCGTAATCGATAGCTGTAGTAGTTGGAGTGACGACGGGAGAGGCAGTCGTGTAATTGGACCACTGATTGGCAAATGTGGAATTGCGAACCTGGAAAAAGAGGGCTTTGACGGCGTGATTGAAACGAACGTCGTAGCTAGGAACTGGATTGGCTTTGGGATTGAACGATTGACGAGGAGCGATTTGAACTTGTTCAATCAAAATGGTACGTTGAGATTTACCCATCAGAATACGTTCCTTGTTGCTGACGATGGCGTAGTTGGCCCATACTTGAACGCTTTCCAAGACGGGAGCGGCATCGATATCGACACCGACAACAGGCACGTTGACTTGAGCTCCGGCGGCGGCTGCATTGTCCAAAATGAGCAATTCTTTCCAGTCGCGGAACTGGAAATTAATGTGCATCTCGTTGTAAGGGATGGCAGCGGTGGGTAGAGAGACGCCAACATCGCGAGTGAAAAAGAAGGGTAAAACGAGATTGAGCGTTTGACTAGGAATAGTGTCTCCTGGACCGTGAGGATCGATCATGTCGCCAATGTTGCCAATCATTTGATCGTAAGCGGCGCGTTTACTAGCTTCGACAGTGAACTGAGAATAGGCATCCAAATGATAATTGTGGATGGTGTGAGCAAACAAATCGTTGAAAGAAATGCTCGTCTCTCGAATGAGATTGTGCATGAAATTTTTGGTCCAACGAAGGCGACCGTTGGCGGCAAAGCTATTGGTAATTTTGAGAGTGACGGCGGGAACGACGACGCGAAGCCACACGTGAATGAGGTAGTCACCGGCGCGACTGACGCTGACACTCCACTCTTGCCCGAAACCGGCATTGCCGTTGTTGCGCGACAACAATACGGGAATCTGAGTGAACCAAGTCGATTTCAAGGTGGAGCGGACAAAGTAAACGATGGCATCGGGTCCCGAGTACATGTACTTTTCGATCTCATCCAATGTTGCAATATCAATAAATCCTGAAGTGATATTCGATTGCGCCATTTTTTGATAATATATTTATTATAACGCCAGAATAGATTTTTGTTGATTAAAAATTCCTAGTTTAGATGTAAAGATGGATAATATCTTGGAATTTCACAAACAAATAGAAACACATTTTAAGGAGGAAATTAGTCAGCTAGAAGGGTTGACGACTCGCGAACAACAAGTGTGCGACTACCTGTCGCAACCGTGGCTCTCGGAACGCGTTCGCAGTCACTTGATTGACGATCTGGACGAGATTCGTACCACCATTAAAAATATTAATTTTATTCGTTTCTATTTCGTAGAAATTCGTTCGATTCTCAAAGAGTACGTGCAGCTGATGCAAATGCCGACGGTGAACACGTTCTTCCAGAAAGAGGACGGCACCAAGCAGCAGCATCACGCGCGTAAAACGTACGTGGTGAAAAATTTTTGGGAAATTTTTGATTGCTACAAAAAGTACTACTACAACGTCAAAGTGGTCGATCAGCAAAAAGACGATCCGAACACGTGCCAGTATTGCGGTTCGACTCTCGGCTACTTTTTCGACGAAACAGTCAACATTTGCTACACGTGCAAATCGGAGAAAGTCTACTTTATACAGTCGAGCAATACGGACACGACGCGCGTCAATCCCAAATACATTTACGATCGAAACCAACATTTTCGCGACTGCATGATACGTTTTCAGGGTAAACAAAAGAACACTATACCTCCAACTATTTTAGAAAATATTAGTAACCATTTGAGCGACTATCGGTTGACGACCATCAGTCTCAGTCACGTGTGTATGATTATGAAAAATTTAGGCTACAGTAAGTACTATGACGACTACGTGTTGATTCACCATTTGATTACGGGTCAACCTCCGTGCGACATTTCCTTCATTGAAGAGCAGCTCTTGCAAGAATTTGACATCATCAATATGGAGTTGAAGAATTTCAAGGAATTGAATAAGAAAAATTTTAATACACAATACATCTTATTTTTACTACTAAAGCATCACAATATCAACGTTCACGCTGATCATTTCATGTTGATAAAATCCAATGAAAGAAAACTATTGACAGATAAAATTTGCAAAACTATCTTTAAATCGCTAGGTTGGAAGTTTAACAGTATCCTCTGAACACACTGCACACAATGTTGTTTCGCTTCTTCAAGAAACCCTTCTCATTGACTGCCGCTACGGTACCGACCATTCACGGTTTGTACGGCGTGACCAAGAAACGTGATGGAGAACTGGTGGCCATCAACGGAGACGGATACGCGTACGACATCAACGAAAAGAGAGTGTGCCAAGTGCCGACGTTTCCTCACATGGAATTCGTGGCCTACGGCGAATACATCAAAGGCGACGAAAACAAAGACGACGTTATTTATCTGTTTGAGACCAACAGTTTTCGAGTGGATTACACGAAACGACACGATTCCCTGAAAAAATTGGTCGACAACAAGATCCTATTTCTCAACAATTGCGTCTTTACGTCGTACCCGTTCAATTACATTCGAGATCATTACGATAGCGTCGATGAGGGCTTCATTTTAACGCGAGTTCACGGCAAAAGTCCCGTGTACAAATACAAAAAGTCCAACGACACGGTCGATTTCTACATCAAAGACGGCAAATGTTGGTGCCTCATTGCTCGAGCGCAGTACGACGAATTGAACGACACGCCTCCCGATACAGACGCCAATTATTTTCTGGTCGAATTCACACCGTGCAGCGAGTATCGTGGCGAGGAAACGGATTGCGTCGTCGAGTGCCACTGGAAGGAAGATGCCAATCAAGACGCGGCGTCAACCGATAAAGTCGGAGCGTGGTACGGTTACCGCGTGCGCCAGGACAAGACGGATCAATTCAAAGCCACCGGATGCGGACCGAACAATTGGAAAACGTGCATGGATCACTATGAAAATTTCTTGAATCCATTGACATTAGAAAAAATATTTTCCTTGTTGTAAAAGAAGCATAATAAATGGGAAATGCTAAATCGACTAACGTAGCTAAAGCAGTCGTAGATATCTATTCGAAAATAGCCGCTGAAACGGTACAGACGAGCACCATTAGTACGAGTAACACGCAAATCATCAGCGTCGACGGTAGCGGTGGCGATGTCAACATTAGCGGCAACACCATCACGCAAACGGCCAAAGTCAACATGACGGTATTGATGGACAGCATCAGTAATGTCGATTCGCAAAAAAGAATCGGCGTGCAACTCGATCAATTGGCGAAATCGTTGGTGAGCGGATTGAATTTTTTTACTTTTGACGATGCCAAGAATACGGCAGAATCTATCGTGAAAAGCCAAACGACCATCAACAACGCTATCCGTCAATCGTGCGTGTTGAACGCCAACAACGTGCAAAGCATCACCATCAAGAACGTCAAAGGTAGCGTCAACATTACCAACAACGTTCTGAGTCAGATGAGCGAAATATTCGACAAGTGCGCGCTGAAAAGCGTGCTCGGCGTGAAAGCCATCGACGACGTGCAACAACGATTGAATCAGGAAGCCGAATCGAAATTGGAAGGTTTCAATTTGGCCTGGTTAGCGGCGGCCGTTTTGGCTTTCGTGCTCGTGCCCGTGCTGGTCGCGGCGCGAGTCACGTCCAACGCTTTGCGTTTCGTTTTTCCTCTCATGATCGCCATCGGAGGCGTGTTTTTTGCCTTGTACTTTACCCTAGGAAAAACGTACATGAAATCGTCCAATTACACGCGACCGTTCAGAGACACCTGTACCGGTAATGTGGACGGTAGCGTTCCAAGGACGACTATCGTTCGGCAAGCCATGGATGCGTGCCTGAAATCGTCATCGTGTCGCGTCGTCGACGCTCGTCTGACGGAAACGGGTGGCACCGTCGCCAAACAAGTGCCCGAAATCACTTTCTACAAGAGCGGCGACGGATGTAAATTTCAGTTTTACCCGCAAGGAGTCGTTCAATTGGCCGCCGTTGACGTTACCGCTGTTAAAACTACCGATAGATACCAATGGTTGCTCTACGTAGGAATCACTATGATTATCGGCGGATTACTGGGAACAATCATTCAACGAGTCAGAAATAATGGCAGTAGCAGTAGTAGTACAAGTTTGACCACGAGTGAATTGACGTCGTTTCCTTCGATAGAATAAAGATTCGAATCTCTCAGAAAGTGATTTGAATCTAAGCGCCACCTAAATAGTAGGCTTGAAACATGTTGCAATTTTCCAAAACGTCGAAATCCTGCGGCAACGAATTGGTCATAAAATACGCCGACACGTAATCGGTGGATCCATTCAAAACAAAAATAGCGTCGACTTTAGCCGTAAATGTTGTCAAATTACTTTGCGTGGAATTATTCCACGAATTGACGTCTTGCCACAAGGGATTCATGGCCGCATTTTGAGCCAAACAAAAATGAATACGATTACCGCCCAATGTTCGAGGAGCCCAAGCAGTCGCGCGAATCGACCACACGCCGGCTTTTTTAGGTTGAAATTTTCCACTAGCATACCAGCCGCCGGTAGTGTCGTAACGTTTGGTAAAGTACGACGCCAAAGTCCACGTATTGGCTACAGCATTAAAATAAGCAAACACGTTGGTGTACTGGAGATACAACAAACTGGTTGAAGTCGCGCTTTGATTGGAAGTCGAACAGCACGTTTCAAGCTGAGCGGAAGTGAAACCGGCACCCACTAAATTACCATTAGCATCCAACATCAACAACGTATTAGCCGGAGCCGTCGATTTCTTTTGAAAAGTCGAATCTATTTTACTAGATGACCACAATGAAGTGGTAGACGGAGCACCCAATAAGCCGGAATCTTTAATATCGGATTTCAAGAGGACGTTGTTGGTGGCGGCGAGAGCATTGGAAGCTTGCGTGCAGCACGCGTTGATAAATGTGGGAGTCAAGCCGCTGTCGACTAAATTACCGCTAGCATCGGGCATCAGCAGAGCGTTAGCCGGCGCCGTCGTCTTTTTCTGATAGGTCGCATCGATTTTGCTGGACGAATACAATTTCGTGGCAGAAGTGGACGTGTCGACGATATCCGTTTTCAACAACGAATTATTGCTAGCAGCGAGAGCGTTGGAAGCTTGCGTGCAGCACGCGTTGATAAACGTGGGAGTCAAACCGCTGTCGACTAAATTACCGCTAGCATCGGGCATCAGCAGAGCTTTGGCCGGAGCCGTCGTCTTTTTCTGGAAAGTGGCATCGATCTTGCTGGACGAATACAATTTCGTGGCTGACGTGGACGTGTCGACGATATCCGTTTTCAACAAAGAGTTGGTGGCGGCATTGGCGGCCTGAGCGCAACACGCCTCTATAGATGTTTTCGTCAAACCACTATCTACTAGATTACCGCTAGCGTCTGGCGTTAGAATAGCATTAGCGGGAGCCGTAGTTTTCTTTTGATACGTGGCATCTATTTTGCTAGACGAATACAGTTTCGTAGCGGATGTGGACGTGTCGACAATATCGGTTTTTAGTAAAGAGTTATTGCTTGTAGCTAGAGCGTTGGAAGCTTGCGTGCAACACGCGTTGATGAACGTCGGTGTCAAGCCGCTGTCCACTAGGTTGCCGTTGGCGTCAGGCATGAGCAAAGCATTGGCTGGCGCGGTGGTTTTCTTTTGATAGGTGGCATCGATTTTGCTCGACGAATAGAGTTTGGTAGCCGATGTCGAAGTGTCGACGATATCGGTTTTCAATAGGGAATTGGTAGCGGCATTAGCGGCTTGCGTGCAGCACGCTTCGATAGATGTTTTCGTCAAGCCACTGTCGACTAAATTTCCGCTAGCGTCCGGCATGAGAATAGAATTAGCAGGAGCTGTCGTTTTCTTTTGATAGGTGGCATCGATTTTGGTTGAACTGTACAATTTAGTAGCCGATGTCGAAGTGTCGACGATATCCGTTTTCACTAGAGCGTTTGTGCTGGCCGTCAACGCGTTGGAAGCTTGTGTGCAACACGCGTTGATGAACGTCGGTGTTAAGCCGCTGTCCACTAGGTTGCCGCTAGCGTCAGGCATGAGCAAAGCATTGGCTGGCGCGGTAGTTTTCTTTTGATAGGTGGCATCGATTTTGCTCGACGAATAGAGTTTCGTCGCTGATGTGGACGTGTCGACAATATCGGTTTTCAATAGGGAATTGGTGGCGGCACTGACAGCTTGCGTGCAGCACGCTTGGATGGCTGTGGGTGTCAGTCCGCTGTCGACTAAATTACCGCTAGCGTCGGGCATCAGCAAAGCATTGACCGGTGCTGTCGTTTTCTTTTGATACGTGGCATCGATTTTGGATGAACTGTACAATTTAGTAGCCGAAATGGACGTGTCGACAATATCGGTTTTCAATAAGGAATTGGTGGCAGCACTGGCAGCTTGCGTGCAACACGCTTGAATACCGGCTGGTGTCAATCCGCTGTCCACTAGGTTGCCGCTGGCATCGGGAACCAAGATTGCGTTGGCCGGCGCTGTCGTCTTTTTTTGAAAGGTGGCATCGATTTTGGAAGAACTATAAAGTTTGCTAGTGGACGTTGTCGTGTCGACGATATCACTTTTTAATAAGGCATTGGCTACAGCTGTAGTGGCGTTGCTGGTTTGTTGGCAGCAGGCGCTAATGAATGCCGGCGTGATGCCGCTGTCGACTAAATTACCATTGGCATCGGGCATGAGCAAAGCATTAGCCGGAGCTGTCGTTTTCTTTTGATACGTGGCATCGATTTTGCTTGACGAATAGAGTTTCGTCGTGGAAGTGGACGTGTCGATGATATCTGTTTTCAAAAGCGAATTAGCGGCAGCACTGGCAGCTTGCGTGCAACACGCTTGAATACCGGCTGGTGTCAGCCCGCTGTCCACTAGATTGCCGCTGGCGTCAGGCATCAAAAGCGAGTTGGCTGGCGCGGTCGTCTTTTTGGCATAAGTAGCATCGATTTTACTCGACGAATAAAGTTTGGTAGTCGATGTGGACGTATCGACAATGTCGGTTTTCAATAAGGAATTGGTAGAGGCACTGACTGCCTGCGTGCAACAAGCTTGGATGGCTGTCGGTGTCAGTCCACTGTCCACTAGGTTACCGTTGGCGTCGGGCATGAGCAGCGAGTTGGCTGGCGCTGTCGTCTTTTTGGTATACGTCGCATCGATTTTAGCCGAACTGTAGAGTTTGTCAGTGGCCGTGGACGTGTCGACAATATCGGTTTTAAGTAGGGAATTGGTGGCGGCACTGACAGCTTGCGTGCAGCACGCTTGGATGGCTGTCGGTGTCAGTCCACTGTCGACTAGGTTGCCGTTGGCATCGGGAACCAAGATTGCGTTGGCTGGCGCCGTGGTTTTCTTTTGATACGTGGCATCGATTTTAGAAGAACTATAAAGTTTGGTAGCCGAAGTGGACGTGTCGACGATATCACTTTTCAATAAAGCGTTGGCCACAGCGGTAGTAGCGTTGGTGGTTTGTTGGCAGCAGGCGCTAATGAAAGCCGGAGTGATGCCGCTGTCGACCAAGTTACCGTTAGAGTCGGGCATGAGTAACGTATTGGCCGGCGCCGTGGTTTTCTTTTGATACGTCGCATCGATTTTGGATGAACTGTAGAGTTTATCGGTAGATGTCGACGTGTCAATAATATCGGTTTTCAATAAGGAATTGGTGGCGGCATTGACAGCTTGCGTGCAACACGCTTGAATACCGGCTGGTGTCAATCCGCTGTCCACTAGGTTGCCGCTGGCGTCAGGCATCAAAAGCGAGTTGGCCGGCGCTGTCGTTTTTTTGCTATACGTAGCATCGATTTTGGACGAACTGTAAAGTTTGTCAGTAGATGTCGATGTATCAACAATATCGGTTTTCAGTAAGGAATTGGTGGCGGCACCGACAGCTTGCGTGCAGCACGCTTGGATGGCTGTAGGAGTGAGGCCACTGTCGACTAAATTTCCATTGACGTCGGGCATGAGCAACGAATTGGCTGGAGCGGTCGTTTTCTTTTGATAGGTGGCATCGATTTTACTTGACGAATAGAGTTTAGTAGCCGAAGTGGAAGTGTCGACGATATCGCTTTTCATCAAAGCATTGGAAACGCCAATTTTAGCGTCAGCCGTTTCTTGGCAACAAGCACTGATGAAAGCCGGCGTAATGCCGCTGTCGACCAGATTACCATTGGCATCTGGCATGAGTAACACATTGGCTGGCGCCGTCGTCTTTTTGGTAAACGTAGCATCTATTTTAGAAGAACTGTAGAGTTTATCGGTAGATGTCGACGTGTCGACAATATCGGTTTTCAATAAGGAATTGGTAGCAGCATTAACAGCTTGCGTGCAGCACGCTTGGATGGCGGTAGGAGTTAGGCCACTGTCCACTAGATTGCCGTTGGCATCGGGCATGAGAAGCGAATTGGCTGGTGCTGTCGTTTTCTTTTGATACGTCATGTCGATTTTGGAAGAACTGTAAAGTTTATCGGTAGATGTCGATGTGTCGACAATATCTGTTTTCAATAAGGAATTGGTAGCAGCGCCAACGGCTTGCGTGCAACACGCTTGTATGGCACTAGGCGTCAGTCCACTGTCCACCAAATTACCGTTGGCGTCGGGCATGAGTAAAGCATTGGCTGGAGCGGTGGTTTTCTTTTGATACGTCATGTCAATTTTCGAAGAACTATAAAGTTTATCGGTAGCCGTAGACGTGTCGACGATATCGACAATTTTCAACGATTCATTGGCGGCTGTTATAGCGGCCGTGCAACACGTGGTAATAGCCAAAGGCGTGAGACCGCTGTCGACCAGATTACCGTTGGCGTCGGGCATGAGTAGCGAGTTGGCTGGCGCTGTCGTCTTTTTGGTATACGTGGCATCGATTTTGCTGGACGAATACAATTTGTCGGTGGCCGTGGACGTGTCGACGATATCTGATTTCATGAGTCCATTGGCTGAACCGGTAGCGGCTTGAGCGCAACAATTTTGAAGAAATTGTGGAGTGAACCCGCTGTCGACGAGATCGCCTTTAGCGTCGACGACGACGATAGCATTGGCAGGAGCGATAGCTTTCTTCTGGAACGTGTCGTCAATTTTCAGAGACGAATACAATTTAGTCGCCGAGAGGGACGTGTCGACGATATCTGATTTGAGTAGCGAGTCAGAAGCGGCGTTGGCAGCTTGCGTGCAACACGCTTGAATAGCCGCCGGCGTCAATCCACTGTCAACCAGATTGCCGTTGGCATCGGGCATGAGGAGAGCGTTAGCCGGAGCCGTGGTTTTCTTTTGAAACGTGGCGTCTATCTTGGGAGCGCTGTACAACGCGTTGCCACCGCCGTCAATAATATTGCTCGGCGACAAAGCGTTGCGAGCCGTTTCGCAGCACGCATTGACGATAGTGGGCGTCAGTCCGCTGTCGACTAAATTTCCGTAGTCGTCCATCATGAGTAAATGTTGAGAACCGGCGACAGCTCGTCGTTGGTAATTGGTATCAATATAATTGGAACTGAACGTGGTAGTGTAGTCGACGATCGTGTCCTTGATTTTATCGCAACACGAAGGCAAACTGTAGGGTGTGGTAACGATATCGCCGTTGGTATCGGTCGATAAAATACTATTGGCCGGCAATGTCACCATTTCCAGTGCGCCAGTATAGGCGTTGTACGTGACTGGTCGTTGGGTGACACTTGTTTCCGGTTTTTTAACGTACGTGGCATCCGTTTTCAAACTGCTGTAAAGACCATCGGATTTAGGCTGAACGTCGTCGATTAACGCTTTAATACTTTCGCAACACGACGTGATGAAAGGAATACCGATTTGTGAACTGGAAACGTTGCCGACGGCATCGGCGACTAAAATGGCGCCCGGTTCCAATTTAGTTCGTCGCAGAAAATTCTTGTCGGTAAAACTACTGCTGAACGTGTTGGTCAAACTAGCCGTCGTGTCATTGATGATTTTTTGAGGGCAACATTCGGCGAGTTCTTTGGTTTTCACCGACGACGAAATGAGAGCACCAGTCACGGGATCGGTGACGACGACCCGATCGGGAACTAAACTCAACATTTGACCTTCGGGACCAGTCTTTTTAAAGTAGGCGCTAGTGTAAATAGCCCCAGATAATACCAACATAACCAAAGCCACAAAGAGAGCTAATTTAGCCGTTTCATTCATTTATTGATATATACAATTAATTTAATGGTAATGAGACAATCCGACTAAAACAGTTTCATAGAAATAATTTTTTTATGAAACTCTATTCATTATTAATCGAAATATAAAATAGAGGTTTTTTCGTGGTCATGTGTCCGTAAATAGGATCTCCTTGATAGTGAAAACCGCACGCATTGGAAGCATCGATAAGATAGTTGAGGTGATGAAGTTGGATAATTTTCTCGACGTATTTACACTTGTCCGATTTGAAACTGAAAATACAAAAGTAATCATCAGAAAGACCAAACATGAGCGGAGGCAAATGTTCGCAAGCGTACAGTGTACCTTTGATGAAGAGAAATTTACCTGCGTAAAACGAGTTTGAAAAGTCTTCCGTACGCCGATTGACGTGAAACGTGACGCGAGCACCGTGATGCGTCAAATAAGCATTACGAATATTGTAGGGTACATCTTTTCTGAAGATGGAAATGGCGTTGTAAGGCGAACGGTCGCTAGAGATTTTATCGACCCAACAATTGATGGGAAATTTGTAAACGTGACCATAAGTGTTTTCTATGACGGTAAAAGTGGATTCAAACCAGCGAATATCCGGTATGGATGTTTTTATAAAATTTTGATAGTTTTTATAGACGTGCAATTTGTTGACGTTCAAAACGAGTTTGGCATTTTCCTTGACAACGGTCGTGTTTTTGAAAGGCGTCGATATTTGAAGATCGCTTTCCTTGTCGTAAATGACACTGCCGTACAAATGACAATAGCGTTCGAGCCCGACAATGAGATCGCTGGGTTTACGTATGGCCGCGCAGACGACACCGACGTCGTGTTGCGGCAAAATGAAACGATCGCGTTGGAGAGCGGGTTGAGTCAAATCGACCACCTGGTCGTACATGCAATCGCAAAATTGTTGAATGGCTTTTAAAATGGGATGCTGAGGTGCTTGACGAGCGATAATCTGATAGAGATGTAAACAGAAATATTGTATTTCTACAGTGAGCAGTTTAGAGCGAGTGTCTCTAGTTGTCTTGAAGAGTTCCGATATGGCTGGTGTTCGACTGAAATTGTGCGGCGCACACTGGAAATCGCCTCTCAAATGAGGATCGATACTGTGTCGCAAATCCATGGTGCAAAATCCAAAGTCGATCAACCTCGCTTCATATGCCATGTGAGGCAGATAAATGCCTCGTTTTTTATTGGCGTCGGCCAAAAGAAATGACGACGTCGATTTGGCCACCATCACGTTACGTAAATGAACATCAAAGTGTACCATTCCCAAATATTGCTTGATAATGTAAAAAGAATAGGTTAACTGGAAAAGAAATTGAATGACGTAGTCGACGGTGAGATGCGGTAAAAAAGTCATGACTTCATACGAGTAGCGTTCTATGAAGAGAACGTAATCTTTGTCGACAATGTTGGCACTGATGTAGTTGCAGAGAAAAGGACAGACTTTCATTTTGTTCAAATAGGAAATGAATGGGCAAAAATAAATTTCAGCCAAATCAAAGTCGAGCAACCAAACGCCTTCAAACAAAAGAGCCGATTGTTTGAAACCGTTATTGTTCATTTTGACGATGACATCAGCTTGTTTGCGGTCTACCACCTTGTGACCGTTGATTTCTAATTCGTAAATGGCTCCAAAGCCTCCCTTGGTGAGAGGAACTAGGCGATAGAGACCGCGTTTCCAAAAGTACTCAAAATCTTTATTAGTTAGACTGTTAATGGCTGTAGCGACATTATTAAAAAAAGAAGCAAACATTTTATCGAGAGAAAAGCAGTAAATAGTATTCATGATGCAACTCGTTTATTGAGAAAAAAAATTTTCATTCATCGTTCAAAAAAACCGTAACAAAAGCGGTAATATTGGTATTGCAGCGAGGGCAGATGCCGTACTGACAAGCGCAGGTGGCGCAGAGAAACGAACATCCGCACGGTAGGAGAACGGTGTCTGCAGTGTTGGGACATTCGTCGCAAAGAGTGGCGTCATTCACCGAGATTCGCGTACGTTGGTCGTGCAGAGGACAAAAAAGGGCGTGTTCATCGATAGAGTTGCAGACAAAGCAAACGTTTTCGTTGCACGAAGCGTGACGAAAAAAGCCTTTAGAAGCTAAATGCAAATAATTGGGATCTCTGTTATAAGAGATGAAGCGCAATTCAAATTTGGCCCACGCCGGATGATTCATCTGCATCGGATAGGCTAAAAAGTTAAAATTTTAAAATAATCAGCAGGTTGGCGACAGAGCGGACAGTGGTCGACATTTAGAGCACAATTGGGACAACAAACGACATGTTTGCAGGGAAAAAGAATGGTGGCGGCTTCGAAACAAACGACGCACGTCGAGCGAGACTTTTTACCTGGCACGTGTTGGTAAAAAATACAACTCGACGAATGAGAGTCAACGTTGCCACAGTAAATACATAATTTCTGGATCCAAATGTCTTTCACGGTGGCTTGCAACATGGCACCGAATGATTCCATCATAAACATTTCACCTACAATCTGCGTCGAAATTCCCGTCATGCCGCAGTTGCAGACTTTAAAAAAGATGGGCGTCGATTTATAGGGAAATATATAGAGACATTGCAATTGGGATTTGAGACATTTCAAGCAATTAAAAACTACGTAAGCAGAATGTGATTGATAGAAGCCACACGAGGCGGCGGACGAGTCGATGGTTTTCGCTCGATTGTCCACCGACATGAAATACTTGAAAAAAGGGGAACGAAATCGCGAAAACCCTACACACACACACATACACACAGATACACACAGATAAGTAAAAGTTCAACATAGCAGCAAAACAACAGTAAACTCACCCAAAGAATTTAAATAAGGACAGCAATCGCAAGATGTCAACGATGAAAACGTCGTCGTCGACATCATGGCTCCAGCCGAAAAAGGAGCTAAAGCAGTCGAAGCCATAAAAGCAGCTGGCGGAGTAGAAATGACTGGAGCAGGCATGGTTATGAGTATGGTAGCGAAAATGCGGACCATTTTATACGCAGTTGTGGATCGAAATCGTCATGACAATGCAAAAACCCAACAAAAATTGTCATGACAACGGGAAATAGCCACAGAAATTGTCATGACTACGGAAAATAGCCACAGAAATTGTCATGACTACGGAAAATAGCTACAGAAATTGTCATCACTACGGAAAATAGCCACAGAAATTGTCATGACAACAACGATAACGCGTAGCAAACGGCGAGGAAAACGTTGGAAACTTGAAGCAAAACGTTTACACTTTTTTGCTAAGGAAATGTTGCAAAACGTTTACACTTTTTGCTCTGGAAATGTTGCAAAACTTTACACTTTTTGCTCTGGAAATGTTGCAAAACTTTACACTTTTTGCTCTGGAAATGTTGCAAAACTTTACACTTTTTTGCACTTTTTTTTGCTCTGGAAATATTGCAAAACGTTTACACTTTTTGCTCTGGAAATGTTGCAAATCGTTTACACTTTTTGCTCTGGAAATGTTGCAAAACGTTTACACTTTTTTGCACTTTTTTCTCTGGAAATGTTGCAAAACGTTTACACTTTTTTGCTCTGGAAATGTTGCAAAACGTTTACACTTTTTGCTCTGAAATCCGGTGTGTCACACAAAGAAACAATGTTTTCACAAACTTTAGGAAATCCAGTGTGTCACACAAAGAAACAATGTTTTCACAAACTTTAGGAAATCCGGTGTGTCACACAAAGAAACAATGTTTTCACAAACTTTAGGAAATCCGGTACGTCAAACACACAAAACAGTGTTTTCCCAAAACTTTTCCTGTTTGTCACGTGATTTGTCAGGGAATACTCGAGCAAAATACGAAAAGCCGCACGGAAGTTGGAACAAGTGATTTTTTCCGTGGAATCCAAGAAAAACTTGTTCCCAAAACTTTTTCTGTTTGTCAAGGAATACTCAAGCAAAATACGAAAAGCCGCACTGACGTTGGAACAAGTGAATTTTTCCCAAAAATCCAAGAAAAACTTGTTCCCAAAACTTTTTCTGTTTGTCACGTGACCGTCAGGGAATACTCAAGCAAAATACGAAAAGCCGCTTTTACGTTGGAACAAGTGATTTTTTCCCTGAAATCCAAGAAAAACTTGTTCCCAAAACTTTTTCTGTTTGTCAGGGAATACTCAAGCAAAATACGAAAAGCCGCTTTTACGTTGGAACAAGTGATTTTTTCCCTGAAATCCAAGAAAAACTTGTTCCCAAAACTTTTTCTGTTTGTCAGGGAATACTCAAGCAAAA